CTTTCCTTCAGCCCATCAGGAGGTGCTTATGTCACCACTTTTAGAAAATCCATCGGATTCTTCGCGTTGTTGAGTATCATTATTAATGTCCTAGATCTGCTTTTAGCAGCTAGTACATCAAACAGAAATCCTGTCAACATCGCTTTCCCAAAAGTAGGTGTCTCTGCAACCTCCTTATGTGCTTTATACAGCGCCTTGTACCTCTTATACCGCATGACGTCTCTTGGCTTATTGAAAGAAACTTGTTCTCTCACCAATTTGACCGCGTTCTCGGTCGCACTATATATTCTTGTTATCACCTCAGGTAGTTCCACCTTCAGTTCTAACTGGTTTTTAAGAGCTCTAGCGTAAGCTATTACCCCTGGTAAGTGTTTAGGTAAACCTTCGACCTCACCCTCTTTTTTGTAGTCAATTAGCACATCTACAGGTGCCGATCTGCTCTCAGAACACCCCCCGACTACGGCATGAGATGTCTTTATAGTATAAAGTTGTTCTTCTGTCAAGTCAAACTCCGGTGCTATCCTTGAGTAATATTTCTTTCTAAGCCTGACAACAAGATCTTTGCTACCTCCTCTCTGTACGAATTCTTTGAACCTAGACTCCATGGATGACACTATGTCCCTGATAGACAAAGAGATCTTCGATTCAATTCTCGAATGCATCAACGTGGCGATATTCCTTGTCAGGTACTGTCCAGTCTCACCTCTGACATGGTCGACCCTTAGAAACTCTGCTATACCACCGAATGCACATTTAGACCTTTGCAACCTTATACCTAGGGTGCGTGCTTGTCCTACCGCAGAAGTAACCAGTTTGAAATTGGTTACGCCCAATAATACATCATCCCCGTTATGCACAGACCGGCGTACAGCAGTTTCCTTCCCGAGCATCTCTCGCGTATAGATGTAGTTCAGGACGGAATTCACAAATGTCGTAAGTCGCCACCCTGACATCAATGTCCCCTTTGCTTTGTATGTTTCTTTCAACCCCATGTTGTCTGTGACTCTAGTATTTGAGACTGACTCTACTACCCACTTGGCTGCCTTCTTCTGTTCATCAGACATCCTATCATGGTTCACGTCGAGGTAGGCATTAAGTACCGCTATCATGCTAGAATTGGAGTGCTGACTATTAAAATCTTCGAAGTCTACACACCAGGGTGTCGCCCTCCTTAATACAGCCCTTACTCTAGATGACACGTATGAGGGTCTCGCCTTCGAACCAACTGGAAAATCCGATGGTAGCGTGTCTTCACAGTTAAAGAAAACAAAGTGGGTTAGCACATAACTAGTCATGTCTGATCCATATATGGCCCTCTGCTTGCCCCATTCATACTTCACAGAGGACCATGCATGTAGTTCGGGCCTGCGGTTAAGATAATGTTCTATAGGTACGTCGTCTGCTATATTCAATGCTATAAATTTATTGCGTAGTTCCCTTTCCTTTGGCAGCCCTTCCGTATCTTCAGCATATTGACTATGTATTGACCCCGAAGCCGACCACTGCCACCTCGCGCCCCAGTATTTTTTCCAGTCCAGACGCCTATATTTCTCTCTGTCTGGGTCATACTTGGAGAATAGT